AAATTCTTCTAGAGGGGAATTGCACCAGTTTAACTTTCTCAAAGGTCCGTAAGTGTCATTAACCAAAACACAGGAAAGTTGCTTAAAACAAAGATTTTGTAGCTTAAAAAAGATTTTGATAAAACCAAATAAATTGCAATAAAAATAAAAAATTTTTATTTATGAAAAAAAATGTTATCTTTGTGGCTGAAACAAATTTTATAGAGATGACACTAAAGCAATTAAATAATAAGAGGCGTGAACTGATACACTATAGTATGGTAACGCAAAAGATAAATAAAAAAAACCTGTCAATAAAAATGAATGTATCAGTACCTACTATTGGTACTAAAATTGACAACCCTGGTACGCTTAAATTGTCTGAAGCGGACAGATTATGCAATATACTAGGTATAGACTTAACCAAATTTTTAACTATTAAATAAACAAATTATGAATAAGAAATCAAAAGTAATAAGAGTTACTAGTAATGGCTCTTGGGACGGCCAGTATGGCCTAATGTATAAATTTGAAATTGAAATGGATAATGGTGATATAGGAGAATATATGACTAAAATGCAGGACCAAAACAAATTTATAGAGGACACTGAAACAGAATACACGTTTATAGATGGACAGTATCCAAAGATAAAACCTATCAGTAATTTTCAACCTTCTAGTGGTGGATTCAAAAATAATTCAGATGTACAAGAAAGAATTATGTTCGCTCAGAGTATTAATATAGCAAATCTACAGTATTGTCACAATAAAATATCTAAAGAACAGATGGACGATGTTGTTAGTGAAATGTATGATAAGCTAAAGAAGGGACCTCAAGTAAAATTACCATTTTAATATAAACCTTATAGCGCCTGTACTAGTTTTTATGTATTAGTATCTGTTTTTTTGTGTGGTATGGGCGCTATATTTAATCTAATAAATTATGAAAAAAACATATTTCAATCACGATAGCACCGCTAGAAATGATTACAGAATAATAAAACTACGAGCCAAATTAGGCTACGAGGGGTACGGCATTTTCTGGGCTTTACTAGAATTATTATTTACAGAAGAAAATAAATTGTGTATAGATGACTATGAAACACTAGCGTATGGTATACAATGTAATAGTGTAAAAGTACTAAAATCAGTAATAGAAGATTTTGACCTATTTGTAGTAGAAGATAAATGTTTCTATTCTAGGCGCTTAAACACTCAAATTAATGAAATTAATAGCAAAAGTCTGAAAGCGTCTGAGAATGCTAAAAAACGATGGAATAATACGGATTCTATGCAACCGCATACCAACCGCAATGCTAGTAAAGTAAAGCAAAGTACAGCAAAAGTAAATAAAAATAAATCAACAATAGTTGATAGGGGCGAAGCCTTTAAGGCTTCTATACGCTCAATAGATGGTATTAGTAATGAAGATAAAAACAACTTTTATCTCTACTGGTCTGAGCCTAATAAATCTAATACTAAGATGCGGTATGAACTAGAAAAAACGTGGAATTTAACACTAAGGATTAAGAGGTGGTGCGCGAACAATTTTAACAGTAATAATAATGATACTGGCATAAAATACCCAGATTACTACGACATACATTTTGCTAAAAGAATAGAGCAAGACCAGACCGCTAGACTAGGATACCAGAAACACCTAGAGAGCATCGGATACGTAAAACAGGTAAACACTTATGACGGTAAATCAAAATGGGTAAAAAAATGACAGAATATCAATTACAGAAAGCAGTAGTAAATTACTTGGATTATAATGGTGTACTATTCTGCGGCTCAATGGGTGGACAATACCAGGCTCATATTAGTCAAAGAGTAAAGGCTAAAAAAAGCGGATATAAGCGGGGCTTTCCTGATATATTTATCTATGAGCCTATTAATGAGTTTAAAGGCCTCGCAATAGAGCTAAAAATAGGCAAAAATAAGGCATCTAAACACCAGTTATATTGGTGTACCGAATTACTAAGAAGGGGTTACGCCGCTGAAATATGCACAGGATTAGAGCAAACACTACATATAATCAACATTTATCTAGCAGGAAGATATGAAAATAAGGCCAACATTTTTTAACAGTAGAATAGATAAAACATTAAAAATTATTAATCAATATTTAAAAAATAAAATAAAATGAAGATACTAAATTTATATGCTTGTCTTGGTGGCAATAGATACAAATGGAACGAAGTTAAAAACGACATACAAGTTACAGCAGTTGAATGGGACGAAGAACTTGCTAGACTATATCAAGATAGATTTACTGATGATAAAGTAATTGTTGGAGATGCGCACCAATACTTATTAGACCACTATAAAGAATATGATTTTATTTGGAGTAGTCCACCTTGTCCAACACATAGTAGAATTAATATAAGTCAATACACAAGAGATTGTTGGAAACCACGTTATCCTGATATGGCATTATATCAAGAAATTATTTTCTTAAAACATTATTTTAAAGGTAAATATGTAGTAGAGAATGTTATACCATTTTATAAAACTTTAATACCAGCAGAAAAAAGAAACAGACATTTATATTGGACAAATTTTAAACTACCTACAATTTTAAGCGAAAGAAAAAACCCCGATTTAAGTAGAACAAAAAATTTAATTAATGCGTTATCACAATTTCACGATTACGATTTTAAAAAATACAAAGGAAAACAAAGAAAAAATAAAATAGCTAGAAACTTGGTAGACTACCAGGCTGGTAAAACTATATTAGAATCAGTTTTAGAAATTAATAAAAGTAAATATAAACAAGAAAAATTATTTTAATGACAATTAAACCAACATTTTTTAATACAAGAAAGGAGAGATTGCATTGGAATTATGAAGATACTAACAACTACTTGTTCACAATTTTATTTAATAGTGGCGCTGAATTAAATTTTATTTTAAGAGATTTGAAAAAAGACAGTACTATAATAAATTATATTTATAGTAAAGTGCACAAAAGATTTGATAACATATTAGAAATTCATAACAGTAGAATATCACTATATGAATATAATACATTAAAATTATCTAGGGTGCCGTCTATAATAAAAATATGTTAAACGAGTTTTTATCAGATAACTACAATAAATTAAAAGACTTAGCATACAATATTGCAGGTAAGAACAGCGAAGATTTACTACACTTAGTTATAGAGGAGTTATACTATTGTGATGAAAAACGTATAAACGAAATAATAAAAAAGAAGCATTTTATATACTATATCATTAGAGTTATGGTAAATCAATATAATAGTAATACTAGTAGGTATTTTTACAAATATAAAAAATACTATAAATACCACGTAAACACTACTATAGAATCAATAAGCCCAGATAACGTACAAAAGACTATAGAGCAGAAAAAACTAGTAGAGGATAAACTAGACTGGATAGAAAAAAAGCTGAAAGATTGCTACTGGTTTGACGCTCAAGTATTCAAAATATACTATATTGAAAATCATAGTTTAAATAGTATGGCTAAGGCTACAGGCATAAACCGCAATACTATATACAAGTCTGTTACTAATGTAAAAAAATATCTAAAAAATGAGCAGTAAAGGATTAGGAGATAGTGTAGAGAAAGCACTAAAAGCTACTGGAATAGATAAGGTAGCTAAGGCTATACTAGGAGATGACTGTGGCTGTGATGAGCGTAAAGAGGCCCTAAATAAATTGTGGCCTTATGCTAGGACTTTCACTAATGATGAAATGAAAATATATGAAGAAATTATATCTAGGAGTAAGACTACTATAACATCTAAAGACCAGTCTGCACTAATTCATATATATAATAAAGTATTTAGCGCTACTAAAGCGCCTAGTAATTGCGGTAGCTGTGTTAAAGCTACACTAGACAAACTAAAAAAAGTCTATGAAAATAGCTGTAAAATATGAATCAAATATTTAGATTTTGCTGTAGGTGTGTAAGATTATCACTAATAAAAAAGGGTAAATGTTTTTGCTGTAATGGTGATTTTATAGTATCAAGCCCTAAAGATGATTTACACAAAAGACCTAAAAATGCAATTACACACTAAAACATATCTAAACTTTTTTGGATATGATGAGAATGAATATATACCTTGTGAAATGTGCCAGGATAAAGCTGTAGATATACACCACCTAATAAAACGCTCTAAAATAGGGAGTAAAAAAGAACGCGACTTTATAGAGAATTTAGTAGCTTTATGTAGGGATTGTCACTATAGCGCAGAAACTGACACTAGTTTTAATATGTACTGTAGGATAAAACACCTAGAGAACGTATGTCACCAGATATATGCACTAATAGATATTAATAAAAAATTAAAAATAAATGAAAAATATACTAGTAAGTAAACTGAAACCTAACCCAAATAACCCTAGGGCTATTACTAAAGAAAAATTTGAGAAACTTAAACAATCTATACAGGACTTTCCTAAAATGCTAGAACTAAGACCTATAGTAGTAGATGAAAATTTTATAGTATTAGGTGGTAATATGAGATTACAGGCACTACTAGACCTAGGTATTAAAGAGGTCCCGTATATACAAGAGAAAGACTTAACCGCTACAGAGAAAGAGCAATTTATTATTAAGGATAATATAGGATTTGGTAAGTGGGATTATGATATACTAGCTAATGAATGGGACGAAAATATACTGAATAACTGGGGTCTAGACTTATGGAATCCAGAAAGCGACCCAGATTACTCTATACTAGATGATGAAGATATTGATGAGGATTTAGATGATATGACTAATGGAGTACGTAAAGCTATTATGATTGATTTTGACCTAGGTGACTACGAGAAAGCATTCGAACTGATAAAGCACTACAGAGAAAAGAAAATGTATGTAGGCGGTATGATTATAGAGTTACTAGAGGAGAAAAAAAGTAATGAATAAAAATATACGCAAAACGGATAAAAAATATACGCAATAACAATTTATGCTACTTTACCATAAAAGTTGCTTAAAACGTACAAAACGTACCAAAAATTGGACATTTGCGGCAGGAGTTTATAACCAAAATGAAACACTATGAAAAAAGTTAATTTGATTCAACAGAAGCATAATGTAAAAATAGGTGATGTATGCGGAGATATAGAGCCTAATATTACTGAAGATAGTATTTTTATGTATGAAGGTGAGCCTATCGGTTTTTATCTAAAAAATATAGGTAAGCACAGTAAAAAAGCGCAACAATTTGCAGATATAGCTAATAAGGAATTAAGGTCTAAAAATGTACCAAAATCTACTATGAAACGTAGTAGCGGTATGACTAATGAAGAAAATGAAGTATTACAGTATTCTACTATAATAGGGTCTGTTCCACCTAAACCTAATATGCGTAGGACTTATGCTACTAGGTCTAGTGTACATAATGTAGAATCTGCGCAAACATTCATCAAATCTATGCTATTATTATGTAAAGAAAGCGAGGAACTGATTAAACAGATAACACCTAATATATTTGAAAGACAACAGAAAATAATACAGGAGAACGTACCTAGTAAATACAGATTCGGTAGATTATTCACTAGTAGTATATCTAATTACAATATACCTGCGGCATTTCATAGAGATAATGGTAATCTAAAAAACTGTGTAAATGTAATAATAGCTAAAAAAAATAACGCTACTGGGGGAAACACCACAGTACCAGATTATGGCGCTACAGTAGATAGCTGTAATAATTCAATACTAGTATACCCAGCCTGGAGAAACGTACACGGGGTAACACCTATAAGACCTACATTTGAAGGTGGTTATAGAAATAGTCTAGTATTTTACCCCCTAAAAGCATTCAGAAAATTAACAGATTAAATTGTACAAATGGCACACAATAAAAAAGAAAAACTACTAGAAGCCTTAGAGGATACACAAGGCCTTATATATCACGCTTGTAAAAAAGCAGGTAATATTAGTAGAAGCACCTACTATAGATATGTAAGAGAGGACCCAGAATTTGCTAAGGCTGTAGAGGACATTAAAGAGGCTCAAGTAGATTATGTAGAAGGACAGCTAATAAAAAA